TGCGGACGTTCTCGGAGAAATGCGGACTGCGGAAACATGCCACACTGAGCATCGAACCCGGCGTAGCCACTTATAACCTGCCGGATGATTTCCTGAGGATGATCGAGCTTGCACCGCTGTTCTTTCGCCTGCCACATTATTTGCCGATGATGGAGAGCGCATATTTCTTCACGGTCAGTCCGTTCTACATGAACGAGGTGCTTTATGATGAGCACGGGCTAATCCCCCGACCGGCGCATTGGCATGAACAATACGACATCAGCGATGGACAGATCACATTCGTGCCGACACCGACGTTCACGCTGGTGCGCCACTTTGCTTATAAGGCCGGATGGATCCTGACGCCGACAGACGACGATTATGACGATGGGGAATACGCGCGTATGGATGACCGGGAAAAAGGAATTGTGATGCTGAAGGCGCAAGCCAATGCGCTGAGGAAGCAATCGAACCAAACATCGGCGATCAGTTATGACTTGGGCGCGGTCAAAGTGGACAACGGAAAAGTAATAGACAGCTTGCAGGTGAGGATTACTGCACTTGAAGATCAATTCAAAGCGGCGTGCGATGACTATAACGGAGCCTGGATCTCGGCATGAGCACAAACTGGAGTCAGCTTGCAGAACAACTGCGATTCGTGCGGGCACAGAACGAAGTGTCGATTGCGCTGAGGCGCGGCGAGACGGAACTAGCCCCACAGCCGATGCGAATCGAATATGTAGGTAGACATCATTATCGTTTGCAAACGGAAGCAGCACGCGATGAGCAGACCTATGTGTACATCCTGGGTGAAAAGGACATGGATATCCAGCCGGAGGATCGTTTGACTTTTGACGGTCACCTGATCAGAGTGGAATTCATCCAGATCAACCGATTGGCGGCTACCATCGCGGAAGGAATTGTGCTGGAATGACCCCCTTCACCCCCTTTGTCCCTTCGGGACATTTCCCCCAAATGACTTCGTCATTTATGGGAAAGGAATTCGAATGAGCATGAATTTTGAATGGATCGTTTCGCCGGATGTGATCGCCAAGGGATTGCAGGATTATGGCAAGAAAGCCATGATCGCAATCCAAGCCACGGCAACGAAATGGGGACAGGATATTCAGGATGCGGCGCGCACGAACGCACGCTGGGAAGATCGCACCGGCAACGCACGTGGAGGATTGTTCTTTGCGGTGGATGGTTTCGGGTTGGAACCCATCACGGGCACAGTCAAACCTGATTTATGGGCAGACGCTTTCCTTGTTCAAGACAGCCAAGGGAAGAAATGGGAAGTGAACCGAGGACGAGAAGATGTGACTATTGAAAGCGGAGATGAAGATACATTGATCATCACGCTGGGACACACGGTATTTTATGGAAAGTTTTTGGAAACATCGAATGGTGAAAATTACGCCATCATCATGAGCACGATGGAGAGCAATTTGCCTGAGTTGGAAAGTCTAGTCGAAGGCATATTCCGAGGCTAATAATGGCGACATTATCGGATCGAATCAAGGCATTCTTGAACCCGGTGAGCGCACCCGATAACACCGATGCGCCGACTTCGCCGGTCATTCCTGAGACGATGGTCAGCAAGTTCCAGGTGGAACGCTATCGGATGGCGGTGATCCGCGATTGCATCGAGATGTATGAAATGAATCCGCTGGTGGAACGCATCCACCGCGATTATGCACGAGGGCTGGTGGGCAATGGCTTCATCGTCAAAACGGATAATGCAGAAGCGGCGCAAATCGCAAGTGACCTACAGGACCGGCTGGACTTGAACCGCAGGCTCGAAGATTGGGTGCGTCTCACGAGCCGGGACGGGGATTCGTTCCTGGAATTGAGCGTGGACGATGCGATGTTCATCTCGAAGGCGACACGCAAACCTACCCTGCGGATGCACCGAGCCACCAACGATGCGGATGAGTTCGAGGACCCGACCCGATCATTCTGGATGGCTCCGATCTGGTACATGGGCATCGAGCCGCCATCGGATGCGGTGTGGTTCCCAGAATGGAAGATCATCCATGCGCGCAATAACCACGATGAGGAACAACGCTATGGAACGCCGATGATGCGTTCGGCGCGCAAGCAATTCAAATACATGGAAGAGGGCGAGCTGAACGTGGCTGTGCGACGTAAGATCGGTGGGGCACAAATCCGGCAGCACGTGATCGAGGGAGCGCCATCGGATGTGGAAGCATATAAAACGAATAATAAAGAAGCGCTGGGCAGACTGGCAGCGGTGATCGATCTATTCTCCAACAAGCCTGGTTCGCTGACTGTATTTCAGGGCGACGGTCAGATCGATAAGATCGGCGATCTGGAGCATCATATTCAGACGATGTTCGCGGCGAGCGAAGTGCCGATGGAATTGATCGTGTATGGCGGCGATCTTGATCGCGATATCCTGGGCGAAAAGAAGGAACATTATCAAGAAAATTTGATGCAGGGGCGTGAGTGGACGATGAAGGAAATTCTCAAGCCATTATTGGAGCGTCAATGGATGCTGCAAGGAATTCTTCCGGCTGATCTGGATTATCAGATCATCTGGCGCACCACGCAACAACTGACGCCTGCCGATTTGAATTCACTGATCGATGCAATGCTGAGGGCAAAACTGTTGGGCATCACGGATGATGCCATCAAATCCATCCTGGCGCAATTCATCCCGGATGCGGACCTGGATATTCTCAGCCCGACCGGATTGGGAGCATCAGACCTGGCGGCTCAGTTGAAAGGAATCAGCATTTGATGGCTCCGGCTGAGTTCATCCCGCAACTTGATAAGATTTCGACTGCAAATCTATATAAGGCGTCCACGGCGGCGGACGTGCGGATGCAGTTGTATCTGACGGGGCGCACGCATGAACTGTTCTCGGAGTTTGCCAAAGATGCACGCGCCAAGGTCATGCAGTTGGGCGGACGGGATGGAATCCTGAACGGCGCAAGCGGCTATGTGGCGCAGAGTGAGTTGATGAAGATGTGGGGCGATGCGTTCAAACCGTGGCAGGATACCTTCGACCGTTTGAGAAAGCAGGCGGTGAAGATCCCGTTTGGGGTGCTGGCAGTGGAACAGAAGAGATTGGTGCTGCCGGAGGTTGGTCTTACCCCCCTGTCGTCTTCGATGACATCCCCCCAAATGACTTCGTCATTTAGGGGGAGAAAGTTAAACGAGAGTGTAGTTGATGGAGTGTTTGACTCGCAATATCGAACGCTGTTGAATGCGGCGGAAGAATATCTATACGGTGATGGGCTGTCGTTGTCGGACAGAGTATGGAAGCTAGACCGTGACACGCGCAAAATGATCACAGACATCATCATGGACGGCGTGGCGAATAAGAAGAGCGCATGGGACATATCGCAGTTGATTGACCAGACGATGGGAGCGAATGATGACTGCCCGAGGTGGACCAGCTCACGGCTGTATGGGATGACGCCTGCGGATAGAATGTCGAACCCGACCGGATTGCTGAGCGGCGATGCGTGCGACGGAAGCGGCGTCTCTTATAACGCACTGCGATTGGCGCGCACGGCGATTCAAAAAGTCCATGCGCTGGCGACCGATAAGGTGATGGAGATGCAGCCGTGGGTGACCGGCGAGCAGATCAATTTATCGGCGGCGCACGCAGAGGACGATGAATGCGACGATGTGGCGGATGGCGGCGAAAATGGCGATGGCGTTTATCCAAAGGGCGAGATCGAGCTACCGATCCATCCGAACTGCCTGTGCTTCAAAACCAGCGTGCAAATATCGAACGAGGAATTCACGTCGAGGATGCACGATTGGATGACCGGCGAAGGCGATTGGCCGGAAATGGATCAATACGCGGATGACATCGGCGGCAACATCGATAACTCGGTGATGCCGGAATCTGCATCGCTGGCGGTGTGGCTGTTCGGGAAAAGCCCGGAGGAGTTGGATCAATGACCACGGTATCGGATGATATCAAGACCGCGCTCGAAGCGGACCATGCGCTGATGGCATTGCTGACCGGTGGAATCTATAACGACGTGGAGGAGATCAGCCCGCAACTCACGCCAGGCGCGTTCAACGCAACGACGAAGGAAATCATGCCATGCGCGCTGATCAAGGTGCCGACCGAAGTGCCGAACGGTCCCTATATTACAGGAGTCCGCACGACGGTGGTGATCTATGTCTATCAACGGCGAGGTTACGGCGTGATCGACCCGGCATCGCAGATGATTTACAACGATCTGAACTATACGCAGATCGGGACGGGAGTGTGGGAATTATTGTTTACGGACGGTGTGCCCCAACAGCGAGACGCGGCGCTGGATTGCGCGCTGGGCTTGCTGAGATTTTCAGAGACGAGAGATCGTCAGGCGTCAACAACTTAAGTTGCTGACATATTCCAGAAAGGAAAATATCATGAGTGACCCAGAAGTACAGAAGAAAGCATTTGGTTTGAAGGAGATCGTCCTGACCGACATCACGGGTGAAACGGTGGTGACCCTACCGGCAGCGCTCAAGCTCGGATTCGAGGAGGACGTGATCACAGCGCAATTCCCGGGCAACGATGAAATCCAGGGCGTGATGACCCAGCCGCAGGGTGTGAAGGGAACGTTCGAGCAGGGCGGTTATCCGCTCGAGGCGGTGGCGATCATGACCGGACACACCATCGACAAAACCGGCGTCACGCCGGACCAGATAGCCACACTGAATGCCGATTCGTCCGCCTATCCATATTTCGTCATCTATGGAAAATCGCTGGCTGATGAAGGCGATGATTTGCATATCAAGATCAAGAAAGCCAAACTGACCAAGGGCATCAATGGAACCTTCGAGCGCGGCAAGTTCTTCACGATGGACACCGAGTTCTACGGCGTCCGCGTGGACGGTTCAGCCTATGAAGTGGTCGGCAATGAGACGGCGCAGGATCTGGAAGCGTTCTCATGAGCCGATTAGCCCATTTTGTGTTCCCTTTAGCCCCCTTCGGCGATGCTTCGCTCGCCGCATTCCCCCAAATAGGAAGTGCACCGATTTGGGGGAAGAAAAGTGGAGAGTCTTATGCCAAAGACTAACAAGAATGTAGCGGCAATGGAACAAAGCCAAAAGGCGACGCGCACCAATTTGGCGGAATGGTGGGGCAAACAATTCGCGGAGTTGGACCTGCCGAGCGGATTGCATGTGGTGGTGCGCGATGTGGACATCGAGGATTTGCTGACCAGCGGAAACCTGCCGAACACGCTGATGGAGGTGTTGCCGGAATTGCAGGACATGGACGAGAAAGAAGCTGGCACGAGGATGATGTCGGAACATCCCGCAGCGTTTGCGGAACTGCTGAACGGGATCGCATGTAGCTGCCTGGTCGAGCCAAAGATTGGCGACGTGACGGACGGCGTTGCGACCATCGCTTTGGATGACCTGCGCGGCAAAGATAAGATGTTCCTGTTCCAATGGGCGAACCGCGAAGCAAAGCAGGTGCGTCCCTTTCGCGAGGGAGAGGACGAACCTGCTGCGACTGCACAACCTGGGTGAAGCCTATGGAAACCGACCGAGTGAACTCATCGGACTGAAGACGGCGTGGGGCGCGTATCAGTTCGATGAGATTTGCCTGATCGCCGGACGGATGGCAGAGAAGGACGCCATCGAAGGCAAGAGCGGAGCGCCAGGCAGAACATCGAGATATCAAAGCGCACGGCATATGGTAACGAAGAGAGTGAGAATCAAAGCGAATGGAACGTGGTGACCCCCTTGCGCTGACGCTACGCTCAGCGCGTTCCCCCAAATCGCAAGCGATTTAGGAGAACAAGAATGGAGAAAATGTGAGCATTAACTTAGGCAGTGCATATGGGAAAGTCAGTCTTGATGCTTCGGGGGTCGTGAGCGGCGTTAATACAGCCAAGGGCGCATTGGGCAGCATGACGGGAACCATTACGAGTTTGATTGGAACTTTCAAGCAATTGCAAAGCGGATCAACGGTCAGTCTCACACAGATAGGGCAAGTGGGAGCACAGGTAGGAGCAAGTTTGCAGGGAATGGGCACGATGATGACGCTTGGGCTTACTCTACCAATCATCGGTGTAGGAGTCGCAGCCGTCAAGTTGGCTGGTGATTTGCAAGCAAGCGAAACTGTTAACAAAAATGTTTTCGGGCAAATGTCAGGTGATATTGATAAATGGTCGGATGATGCTGCCATAAAATTTGGCATCACAAAAACATTGGCTTTGGATGAAGTAGATTCAATGGGAAAGATGCTTATTGGCATGGGAGTCGCAACAGATAAAGCCGCTGACATGGGGGAAAATTTAGTCAAATTGGCTTCTGATTTGGCTATTGCCCAAAAAGTCAGTCCAGAGGAAGCTTTTCAAAGTTTGCAAATGGGTATTGAGGGAGGCACTCGTTCACTCAGACAACTTGGAATTGTGATTGATGAAAATGACGTGAAACTTGAAGCACAAAAACTGGGTCTTACAGATTCATCCGTGAATATGGATAAGGTGACGATAGCCGCCAATAATTTGAAAAAGGCGCAGATGGATTTGGCAAACGCCCAGGCAGGTAAAGGCATTAATCCCAAGGATGACACCACTGCTCAAGACGACAAAATTGCCGCTGCAGAATTGAAAGTAGCAGATGCGCAAGCGAAACTAAACGAAGCTAACCAAGGGAGCAGCGGAGTGCTTTCCGACCAGGCAAAGGCAGTGGCTACCTATCAATTGATCCTAGACAAAACCACACAACAACAGGGATTATTTGGAAAATCTACAGGCGACTTAAATGTGGAAATGGATATATTCAAAGCACAGCTTGGAACATTGTTGCCGCAACTTGGAACATTATTATTGCCCTTGCTTACCACTCTGGTCATGTGGCTCAATCATCTTGTCACCTGGTTTATGAATTTGCCCGGGCCTGTAAAAAACGCCATCGGATGGTTCGTGATCATAGCGGGAGCCATGGTCGCACTGATTGGACCAATTGTTTTGGTGATTGGTTTCATTATTTCGCTTGTTTCCAATGTCATTCTCATTGCAGGCGCATTGGGAGGCGTAGGGATTACAGCAGCTTCATTCGCTGCGGGAATGGGATTGGTTGTCACCATCGTTGGCACAACCATTGGAGCATTGCTGTCGGTGATGGCACCAATCCTATTGCTAATCGCTGGAATAGCACTATTGTATTGGGCATGGAAAAACAACATCGGAGGAATTCAGACCACGGTGCAACAACTGTGGGCGATCATCCAATATTATTTCAACCTGATCGTCAATTGGATCCAGAACAATCTCATCAAACCGGCAGAATCATGGGGCTGGAACATGATCATGGGAATTGTGGACGGGATCAAGGGCGCCGTGGGGGCGCTGGTGCAAGCGGCGACGGATGCTGCACAAGCGGCGATGAACGCAATCAAGAACACGCTGGGCATCCACAGCCGAAGCACGGTAGGATTTTCCATCGGCTTGAACATGGGCGGCGCGATTGGGGAGGGCATTATGGCGGGGATCAATGCCAATACGATTGCCGCCAGCATGATGCGACCGGTGAATAACAGCACGTCGAACCAGCAAACGCTGGTGGTACAGTTGAGCAATGGTCTCACCATGAAACAGGCTGGAGCATTCATCTCGGCGAATAACCAGCAGTTGGTGCAGACCTTTGCGCAGATGCTGGGAGGGGCGGCATGACCCCCTTCGGCGATGCTTCGCTCGCCGTGTTCCCCCAAATGGAAGAACACCATTTAGGTGAAGGAAAATGGAATGTCTGATTACTTTGGAATTGGTCTGACAGCGGATAGCATCACGAGCCTGGAGGATTTGCCTGAGCCGATCATGCGCGACTCGGCGGCAATTCAGTGGCAATACCTACCGTACCAGGTCTCAAAGCGGATGGGGGATGGATCCATGGATGAATATGGGCCGCCGTCCATCATCTGGGTGGTGCAGTTGATGAACTATGATGAGCGAAATTCGCTTAAGAGTTTCTGCCCGGGCGCATCGGCGGACGTGTTTATTCATAGCCTTGATGCGGATAAAAACTGGAAAGATTTCGCCTGTACGATGATCTGGCAGGATAACGATATGAGCGATGTGTGGTATGGACACCGCAAGAAT